CCGCCTTTCTAAGGCGGAAGATGTCCAGTCACCCCTAGATCAAGATTACTCTTGACCTAATTTCGACTAGACCGGAAAATAGTATATTGATTGTTATTCTCTATTTAATCATGTACGTGATTTACCTTTAATCACTATGGAGCATATGGGATCATTAAAAGGATTAGTTCCTTTACCATTCCACTTGTCCATGATTAATCGTAGCTTGCGCTACATATAAAGATAACATAGAGTTAATAATTGGTAAACTAGAAGTACTAAAAATGGAAACATTTTTCTATTTTCACTTGACTAAATGTAATATATCGTTAGATATAATCATTTATGTTACTTGAAAAAGTCATTTTAGGTGGTTGCGATTGTGGACCTGGTAATAGACCAATATGACGATCAGTTGATCGAATCATTACGTCTATATCATTACTAGCTTTTCGCAATACGGAACCTCCAAGATTAATACTTGGATCTGTGGCTGGTTGACCTCGGATTACCGAAGCTTCAAATTCAGCTAAAAATCTTTTAGCTAATTTTGCTTTGGCACCGATAAGTCTTGTGGAAGCACGATCCTGGAAGACTGATGGTGATGGGAGTGCAAGCACTTCTATCATATCCTTAAACGAGTCTAGTTTTCTAGCTCTACTTATGGCATCAATCACATTTCCCAAACTTCTCATTAGAGGAGTTTGAGTTATGAACCAGATCGGCGACGTCCATATATCTGTCTCATCAACCAATCCCCAAGTAGCTGGATTAACAACTTCCGGTGATTTAAGTAAATCATCTGCGAAGTTGATAAACTCTGCTTGTTTAGATTCTATAGAAGAAATGATTGAAAGATAAACATAATTATTTAGATTAACAACATCATGAAAATGAAGTTGTCCTTCATAATTACTATATAGTTTTACTAGATACTCCTCCAGAAGAGTTTTATCTCCTAAAAGGTATTTATTAAAACTATGTAATAAAGTAATTCTCGAAACTAAGTTTTGAGTTACTTTTCTATCTTTATTCATAACTTCCCATAGTTTTCTAAAAACTTCCGGGATTGATATCATTCCATGAGGAATATAATTTCTATTATGAATAATCTCAAATATCGATTGATATAAGAGATGATATTTATTAATATTATTATATAAACCCCCTATCTGGATCCCACTAACTTCTATTCCATTAATAAAGATTCTTTTAGCAAACTCATACATATTTGAAGATATGCATGATTTTGGTATAGAAATCCCGACATCAAGTTGTTTCATTATATCTTGATACATTTTTGCAACGTCATCATGATATATTACAATATCATCACCTAGGATCATATAGAAATATTCTTTAAGATCCAATTTGTGATGTATATAATGTAGTATTACATGGTGTGACAATGTAAAAGTAGACCAAGATGAATATGCTCCCATGGGTTGACCACAATTATAAGTAATTGTTTTGTCTTCCCACGGAACATAAAATGGAAAACTTGTTAATATCATTCTCCAGGCTAAGCTTACTTGCTCACCGAAACATTCCTTAATAAACATTTCTTGAAATGTTATTGGGAATCTATCTGTGGCAGCGCTTAAGTCGAAAGAATAATATTTATGTCCTAATGGTTTATTAGTAATAGTTGGACATTGTGTAAAGGTTCTATCAGTAGGAATTACTTTTAGAAAGTTAAAATGGATACTATGTATCTGTTTTAACCAAGTTTGAGACCAATAGTCGAATATCGCGATGATTCGTGATTTCGCCTCTGGGTCTTTAACTACTGAAAGTTTTCTTACGTGATATGAATTAGGATCTTTTCTAAATTTGTTATTAATATCCATAACCATTTCAACTCTTTGTTGATATGATTGATTTCTAAATCCTTTGAACATTTGTTCTTTGAATTTGAAATCAAATGGTCGTGAGATATTTTTCCAATATTTAGATACAAGATACCATCTTTCCACAATGATAGTTTTGAAAATTTCGTCATAATGGATCATCGATGATCTTATTGATGTGCCCATTAATATTGTTTTCAATATTTCTGGCATAAATTTAAGATCCATCAGTGCATCTCTTGTCGCTCTTCCTATTGGACCTGATTTATTACTAAAATGTAAATCACTCAGTTCAAAATATCCTTTAAGTTTTAACTTAAATTGATATTCATCCAAAAATCTTGGAATATGAGAACTTAGTTCTCTCTCCATGATCGGATTTGAACCTGAAGGGTTTACTATAGTAGATAAATCAGGGTCTTTCCAACCAGGTAACGTACGAGAAATTGATAATAATGTAAAGACAAATCTTAAAGAAAGAGGGTCTCGAGATTCAATTAAGTCATGTAAATAACTTATTTGTTTCGGAAGACCATTTCTTCGATTTATCCCTATTATCATTTTAACCTCCTTTTGGGGGTTATCTGATAAATGGGACATAACAATTTGTTTTATCATTTTGATATAAGCAATTGTCCAAATCGATCCGTTCTCTTTATTCCATTTCGATACTTGGTTTATCCAAGTTTTCGCATGGTCTATTGAGTTCGGAACTTTAGGAAACCAAATTAACACTATCCAATATACTATTTTGTGTATTAGGTTAAAGTTAATTTTTGTCATTTTTAGTTATTATTAATGATTATGAAGACTTCGATTCCATTCCATTTCTGGGGAGTCTAACCGCGTGGAGTTTATATCAATGGGGCCTTCAAGCCCATCATCCGCCAAAGAATGGCG